GGGGGGCAGCACGAATCCTGGCATTAGAACCGTCCGAGTGTCGCGGGGATGCCCCACGCCGGCAGCGGACGTGTTGCCGTGCGGTCGAAGACGATATCCGCCTTGTATTGCTGTCCGAGCGCGAGATCTCCTTCTGCGAGTACTCGGCTCATGGGTGGCGTGTCCTTGATGAACGTGTCGCCGAGCGTGGGCGCGGTGGCGAAGTCCTGCGCGAAGTGCCACGCGTCGAGCGTGCCGGAGGCGGTGCTTCGCATGATTCCCGTCACTCGGCTTACCTCGGTGCGGTACTCCTCGTATCGCGGTACGTATCCGAATACCGTGTCGTCGTCGGCGGTTACGCCCGTGAGGTAGATCTCCTTTCGGAGTACGGCCTGCTCTCCGAGGCCGGAGAATGCCGGCACGGGGAAGTCGTACCTTGTGCGCCGGCTCCAGAGCGGGTGTAGGCCCTGCTGGTAGGACAGCTCGGTCTTCACGCTGATGAGGCCGATGATGTAGCCGTGCTCGGTGGCGGCGTAGCTGGCTTCTACTTCGCCGTTCGCCGTGCCGGCGCCGCCGAGCGTGCCCAGTGGGTCGCCTTCGTTTGTGGTGTTCGCGACTGGCGTGATGATGAGGTTGAAGCTTCCGCCGCCGATGTATTCCGGCCGCTGCACGCGGTAGTCGGGGGGTCTGACACCCCAGATTGACATCATCTGCTCGACGTAGCGCGTGCCGCCTCGTGCGCTCTGTTCGAGCAGCGTCTGGACCATGATGGCCTGCCGGAACTGGTTGACGCTGACTCCCGTTGCTTCGGCGAGGTTGGCGTAGATCTCCGGTGCGGCGTTGGCCAGCGTGCTCGTCGCGGCGAAGACGGCCGCTGTGCGGCCGATCGGGTAGTTCACCGTGGCGACGGTGTCCGTCTCTTTGACGTCCGTGCTGGTGCCGCCAATGGCGGCCGTGTCGAACCCGATCCCGACGATGGGGGCGAGTCCGCCCACAGGGATAGTTGGCGCGGTTCCGCGTTGCGGTTCCGGAAGGGCCATTGTGAAATAGTCATGGCTCTTGTTCCTTGGCAGGAGGTTGTAGTTCGAGTACGCTCCGCCGCTGTCTGTGGTGATCTGCTGCGCGCGGTCTTGGAGATTTTGCGAGCGGAACCATTGGTTCCAGATCTGGTTGTAGGCGCGGAACGGCAGTGCGTTGATGACGAGGTTGTCGCCCTCTCCCGTCGTGATCTGTCCGACTGTTGGGATCCCCATGTAGTCTGCGAGGCTGCCGACTGCCGGCCCGTTGGCCGGCATGCTCGAGAGGTTCGGGATTGTGTACTCGATGCTGTCGTCTGGGTTGTCCTGCTGTCCGAGCATGCGGGGGAAGTTGTCCCACAGCACGCGGCTCGGCGTGTAGAAGAAGTGGACGTCGATGCGCTGGCTGTCCATGATCGGGAAGAACGGCGTGTCAAGCCGGATTCCCGCGTTCATTTTGTACTTTAGGTGGTCGCCGGGCAGTACCTCGTTCACCAGGATTGGGACGAGGATTCCTGCGTTGAAGGCCGTCTTCAGGCCGAAGCGGTTGATGAATTGGCTGCGGGGTACGTCTGGCCGCTTGTTCAGGCTCGCGTCCTGCTGCGAGACCAGTTTCCGGCTTGGCAAGTTCAAGCCCATTTCTTAGCTCTCCTGCGCGATGAGTGTTAGTGCTGCTTCGCCCGTCAGGATTTCCTTCGGCGCGATGTTTCCTGCCAGGTCGGCGTTGTTGTCGAGCAGCAGTGTGCCGATGTGGTGGAGCGAGTGGTCTTTCGGGAACTGTCCGACCTGTGTTTCTCCTTTTGCGGCGATCAGGCTGCAGAACAGTCGGATTGCTTCTGCTTCGTGTCGGACCGTGATGACGGGTCCCACGAGGTCCTTCGCCTTTCGGTCTACGATGCAGTAGAGCTCTCTGTGCATTGTTTTCTCCTTTAAGGACCGCGTAGCGACGCAGCTTGTCTGCGGAGTGGAGGCGGTCCGGTTGTGTGTGACGCGCTAGCGTCTGTTGGCTCTGCTTCTCTTCATTTTCGCTTCTGCGATGATGGTTTTTGTCCTTATCTCATTTTCTATTCTCTCCATTGTCTGTAGGTAGCGTGCGTGCGTATCGGTTTCCTGCGCGTGCGCGGTGTCTTCTTCCTTTTTTTGTTTTCTCTGGTGGATTTCCCACTCTCTATCTTCTTTCTCTTGTTCTGTTGCTTGGTCTTTCCATGCGGCATGTAGGAATCGGGGGACGCGGAGCGTCTTCCCGTCCATGACCGCATGCGTGCGCCATGATTGTGCGTACTTTCTTGCATTTCCGCCGATGCCGGGGTTCTTGCTCATGATCCGGAACGGCGGGTTCTGCAGGTAGTTCTTCTTTTTGCCTGCTTCGATTTCGCCTGTCTCGTAGTTCAGGCGTTCCCAGTAGCCGATCTCGTACTGGTGTTCGGGCTCGTTCAGCTTCTTCATCTGGTAGCCCACCACGTAGTGGATGGCTCCGGTTTCCGCTCGCACGTTGTGCGTGAGTCCTAGTCCCCAACACCAGTCAATAAGATCTGCGTCGTGCTCCGGCCGCACTCCGTACAGAATTGCGTGATAGTGCGGCCTGCCGTTTTCTTCGCCGTACTCCCCACAGCTAATGTGCCGCAGTTTTCGCGGATTTCCGTTCTTATCGTGCAGCCCACCCTTGTGGGTTCCCTTCTTGGTGTAGTAGCCGCCGAGTTCTTTTCGCAGTCGTTTGTAAAACAGTTGTAGGTGTCGTACTTCCACGGCATGCGTCAGATTCTCGTCGTTGAGTGTGAGCGTTGCGAACGTGTTGTCCTCGTAGTCGAGGGCTTCGAGCCGTGCTCGCAGGGCCCATCCGAGGCGGTCATTCATGCGGCAATTCAAACATCCCCCGCACGGGATCTGGAACGGCGTTCCGAATCCCGACGGGGGATGTAGTCTGACCTCGACTTCCGTTCGCGCTGCCGGAATCGGGTGCAGGCATCGCATTTACAGACGGAAGCCCCCACGGAGGGGGTTCAGCTTGTTCAGCTTGTGGGTCTTGCTCGCGCGGCGGTTAAACGCCCCGTGTGACGTGTTGTTCTTTCGACGCATGGTCGGTGCCCTTTGGTTGAGTTGAGGCCCTGTAGGGCCGTTTCCGCCCCAGTGTGGGGCGGGTGAGAGCACATATACCTCTCTTGATTATATATGTGCTCTCTGACACCACTTTGTCACGGCTTCGGCGTGTCTTCGGTGGTGTCTTTTTGCGACAGGTCCTGTAGTTCCATGTCCAGTTGGGCCGGGTCGAGGCTCTGCAGGTTCAAGGCGCGGTTCAGGAAATCCTGTGGTGAGATCTGCGCCTTCAGTTTTTCTGGCAGTGCGTTGTATTGGTCGCCCAGGGCGTCGGCGGCTTGGTACATGGTGTCCATGTCCTGCGTGTAGTCGGCGATGCCGTTGCTCATCGGCCGCGTCGGCACTACGTGCCCTGCCATCACGCGTTGGACGATGTAGTTGATGTCTGCTTCTTTCTTCCATTCCTGTCGCGTCTTGTCTTCTTCCTTCGTGCAGCGGATCGCGGTGTCGCGCGTTCCTTGCCGCTCTTTGTGCTTCTGCAGGTGTGTTTTCATCGTCCGAGTAGGGTTCTGAGGATTGGTAGGAATTTGGCGAGCCCCGACATTACGGGGCCGCCTTCTTGGAGTCGCCGCCATAGGTCTCCTTCGGCCCTTTTGCCTTGTAGGTCTTCTTCCATCATCTGGATGGCCTTTCGGATCTGTGTGGTTTCTGCGCCTGACTTCCAGATCTCTTGATCGATTTTGCGTTTGTTTTTGTCGATCAGGTCGATTTGCGCTATGTCGAGCTGTTGGCGCGTTTTCATGTTCTGGAGCTCTTGGTTCATTTGCCGCACTTGTAGGGCGCTGCTGATGCCCGCCTGCAGCGCGTTTCCCATTTGCGTGGTTGCTCCGGCTGGGCTGCTTGCGCTTCGATCGTACGCGAGTGCTGGGTTTAGCCCTGCGGCGATGTAGTCCGCCACGGACCGCTGTACGGCCGTGTTGCTCATGCGCTCTTGGAAATCGCGGTTTTTCTGCGCTTCGCGGGCGTTGGCCTTGTTGGTCTGGTTTTGGCCCAGCCAGCCTCCTAGCCCGCCCAGCGCGGAGCCGACGGATCCTAGGACCTTTGCCCCCGTGGTGATCACGGGGGGCAGCACGAATCCTGGCATTAGAACCGTCCGAGTGTCGCGGGGATGCCCCACGCCGGCAGCGGACGTGTTGCCGTGCGGTCGAAGACGATATCCGCCTTGTATTGCTGTCCGAGCG